ATCGCTATGCTTTGCACCCACCATCTTCCTACCATTGTGGGTATGATATGGACCAACATAAGGTTTGCTACTAACAATACCAACTACATCTAAATCATATGCATTAGAAATATTTGCACTGAATTTATAAGTAGGTTGCTTAACAGCAGGAAGTACCTCTGCCCTAATAAGTTCCTTTCTTGCTTTAAATTGTTTATTATAATCAATAGAACCTAATCCATCAAGAATAGCAATTTTATTTGATGGAATATCAACAACAGTACCCTGTGTTTCGGACTGTGTTGTCTGATTGATTAAAGTTACTAAATCACCAAGGAATAAAAGGTGTACTTCAGGGCATATAATCTTAGTGTTACCATTACCAATATCTTCGATATCTTCAATATTGAAAAGATTAGTAACGTTATAAACCCATTCAGTAAATGTTTTATCTTTATCTTTTAGTGTTCCTAAATTCTGTACATCAATAGTATCACCACTAACCATCTGCTTACTTGGTCCTGGAACCATAAAGTCAGAAACTACACCAGTAATTCTGATTAGAATCTTATCTCCATCATTATTATATCCATAAACACTAGAAGTTAATTTAACTAGTGAATTTTTAACAATACTAGATGTGTTGCCATATAATCCTAAAAACTGGTTTGTAGTTTTACTAGTATATGTTACACTATAATCAACACTATTAGTAGTAACTGTTAAAGTACCAGAATCTGGGAATCCAATAGTAGAATCAACATAGATGGTATTAACATTAGCAATTTCATCAGTTACAGTTCTGGTAGTAGGAGTAACACTAAATTTACCAAAAATTGAACCTACTTCACTAATATCTTTATCTGAACCAGCATCTAAGCTTATTTGATAATACTGATTACCATCACGAGTGTATCCAATAACATCAGCAACTGAACCATAAGAATAATTAAGAACTCCTTCTACAGCATCTTGATATAATGTTTGTCCCTTAAGTTCTCTAGGATCGCCATCTATAGCAACAACAACTAAATCATTTGTAATTCTATAATCAGCATCTGAAGGTTTAATCGTTTGTTCAAATGGTTTTACAACAACAGCCTTTGATCCATACAGAGCACGGAACAAAATTTCAAAGGAATCATCTGTTCCCTTTGTTTTATAGAGATCTTTTGCTTGTTTTGCAAAAAGTGCATGATTAAGTCCAGTAACAAAACTTCTATCTTCTAATCCTGGAACATATAATGTTTTATACTTCTTAAAGAACTCAGCAAGAAAAAGATTACTTAAATTTGTTACAGTACTAGCATCAGCATGATCTGCAGATGTAGAAGTACTAAAAGTTAGTCTATCTTCTTGACCACTACTAAACAATGATGAGATTGCACTAAACCCACGCTTACAGTCAAAAAACTGTCTTTTATCTTTACTTGTATATGTTATTATCTCATTACCAATTTTTAAATATCCATATCTATCAGGAAAACCTGTTGTAGAATCTACAGCAATAGTTTTAGAAAACGCTGTAATAGCACCATCTAACTCAGTAGTCGATACTAAATTCTTTTGAGCAAATGAATCATTTTTAATATATTGATCTATATTCTCAGCAATATCAATTGGACCTCCCTGGAATTCCTGGGATTTATAATATTGCTCTAAAAATTCTCCAAATAGCGGAGACTCACTTCTAATTTGTTCCGGAATCTGATTAGAGACTACCGAGTAGGTTTTTGCTCTTGTTTCTATCATTAGTATGAGTATGCGCCGCTTGCTGAATTAGCTGTTACTTCAGTTGAATTAAATGTAGTAGAAGTTGTATAAGTGGTTGCATACGATGTATCAACCTCTTGTACTGTTGTTGCCTCTGTTCCAGTTAGTGTTGCATATTGTGGAACTCCTCTAACTAAAGGAGATTCACGATCATCTCTACCATTAGGGAAACTAGAACTAACGATATAGTTAGAACCAGAAATATCTGCACCGGAGGAAATGGTATCAGAAACCATAGTAACTAAACTGTTACTAGTATCTAGTTGCAAATAAAGATCCTGTAATCCAATAACATCATAAGATTTTGGTGTTCCGCTAATTTCAATGACTGGTTGATCAGTACTGATTATAGTGGAATTAATAATGATAGCATTAATTAATATCTCACCCTTTGTATACTCAATTGTACCAATATTATTTCTAATAATAGCAACTTGGTTAGAAGATAGAAGTTTAAAGAGAATCAATCTACCAGTTCTTCTATCCGCATTTGGTATATCTGACAAATAAACTGTTCCACTTATACCACTAACATTAAAACCAGATGATTTAATATTATAACCATTTAATGAATTAACATTAAATGCATTACCATAACAGAACTCATATGTTGCTAATTCTCCTAAAGCAGGTCTTAAATCCCTCCTCATCGCTACTCTACTAATATTAGAGGTAACAGCAGTGTTTGTTTGGTCTATCAAACGCATTGCTTTAGAGAACTTGAAACGCGCTCCAAAGGTGTTCAATTCACTTGACTTAGCATATGTGTTAAGAGTGTTGTTTATCGCTGTTTTAAGGTCATCTACGCTATTTGTAGCGTTTGCATTATAATAAGCACTACTATCCATTTCAACATAAAGATACTTAAGATCAATTAGTTGTGGAAGAATTCCAGCAACTGTATAACGCTTTAATTTGTTCTTAAGTTCAATTTTTTCAATTTGAGATAAATATTTGCCATTTTTTGGTTTTATACTAATAAAGACCTTTCCAAATTGTGGAGGACTTGTATCTTCACCTCCATAAACGGAAACTGACTCCGTATTTGAGTAAATATTCGAAATAATTGCTTTGTAGTCGTCTGCAGTCACTGCACGGTTTTGTGCAGAGTAAACTAAAGGTGCATATTTACGAATTGACGAAACTGACTCAATTTCATCGCCATTTTCAGCTCCAGTAATGGTTGTTAAGTCAGAAATTCCTTCAGTAACAACAACTCCTGAATTATCTTCAACATTTCCAGTAAAAGTAAAGGAATTTACGCCATTCGCTTCACTTCCGTTACATGAAATATAATTTATAGTGATAAAATTGGAATCTTCGAGTTTTTTACCAAATTTACCGTCACCAAAAATAATTTCATACTTTTCATCAGCAACTTCTTGTAAAAGGAACACTAAAGACGTGTTTGTAACGTCAATAATGTTGTTAGTTAGTTTATAAACCGTTTTTAGGTTAACTGCAGCGCTGTTTGGTGATACAACAGTCCTAATAGTTGAAGTATCGATATTTTCATTAGGTAAAATGAACCTTTCTATAGGAACACCATCAGATGTCTCTCTATAAGTGAAAGTTTTTGTCAAATATGACCCTTCGTAGATACTAACATCATTAAATTCTGCAATATTATCAACAACGGGTACAGTAATGTCATTCATGATGGCAAAACTGTAGTTTGATGAGTTAAAACTGTTAGAAACAGCAACTACACCTGCTTTTAATGTTAAAGTTAATGGTTGAACACCATAAGCAGAGGTATCAACATAAAAACTAACAATTGCTTTCGCTGATTTTGTTGATCTTGGTGTATATCCAACGTTTCTTGCTAGTGCAGCGACGTTTTCTCTTAAAGTTGCACTATCAATGAACACCTCATTAGCAAGCATGTTGCTATTGTAGGCAGTAATGTAAGAATTATACGCTAAAGTGTCAATTAGGACCGACATGTTCGATCCTTCGAAGTCAAAATCGGTAAAATTAGAATTCGCTCTCAGATAATCTTTAATCTGAGCCTTAATATCCTCAAAATCGAGGTTTTGGAACTGTGTAAGAGGCATTTATCTAAGTGATTCTAATACAAACGTCAATCTTTGAGCAGGAACAGCAAGTCCAACGATATGATATATGATTAATACATCATATGAATGGGAATCATAGTATGGAGTTACCTCAACATCTATTAATTCTACTCTTGGTTCAAAATTATCAATAGTATTACGAATTTCATCACTAATTTCTGCCGCTGAACCAACATCCATTAGTTCAAAAAGACTTTCACCGATCCTTGAACCTAAGGTAGGGTTAAAAGGACGTTCCTGAAGATGGGTCAATACCAAATTTTTTACCGACCTTGAAATTGCGCTCTCATTTTTGAGAGGAATCACGTCTCTAGTAATAGGATGAGGACGAAAGGACAGTGAAATGTCTTTAAATCCACGTGATACACGCTGGACCGGCATTTATATTAAGATTTTCTTTTATTTAGACGACTTTATTTGGATTCCAGAGCTCTCCATCCTCTGCTTCTACATCAAAGAGGTCATTTTCTGCTAAATTTCTACTAATTTTCTTCTTTTTGGGTGTTAAATCGTCAGCAACGATCTCGCGAAGCATTTTTTCATGCTGATGAGCAGCTAAATTGTCTAAAAAATCGTTTGAAGCTTCCATTTAATTTGAATTCCAACGTGGACCAGTATTATCTGTAGTACTATTTACATTTCTATACTCGCAATCCACTAACTTACCATTTCTTTCTGCCACATAAATGCGATCATAACATTCAAAACCCATTTTCTCCAAATATTCGTCTAATTCTTCACCTGTATTTGCATTTTCATAGTCATCTGACTCATCATACTCTT